CTATAGCCTTCCACCAGGTCGCCGTCTTTGCCTTCCAACACTTCGTTAAATTCAGCTAGACGTAGTTCCCATACACGAGTCACAGTTGAAATCATGTTGGGGCTGATGTTCATGCCACGCATGAGTGCAATGGGTTTAAAGTCAGCACTCATCTTGGCTCCGGCCACCACAAAATCATCAAACATGCCTTCTAGTTCACCACAGCACTCGGATACTTTTTCACGCAGGTGATCTTGAATTGTCAGCTTGGCCACAGCGGCATCGGCGTCTACTTCGGCCTGTTCTTTTTTGACTTCCTGTTTGGCCTTTAACATGGCACTGATTTGCTCATCCACAATGCACTGCTCGTGTTCGGTCAGTTCTAGTCCAATCAGGGTCATACGGCAAGCCCAGGCCGGTGTCACACGAATTTGACTATCTGGAATACCACGCATGAGTTTGGCATCCTTGGGTCGGTGATTGATTTCTAAATATTGACACAGCATGTCCTTGGCATCTCGTTTGCCGTAGTGATAGTTATACCATTGAAATGCTTTGGCCAACAGGCCCAGACGATTTTCGCTGGTTGGTTGAATACGCCACTCGGGTTCTGGACCCACATATTTGAATTCAGCACCCTTGGGGGTCAGTCTTTTGATTTCGTTTGATTTAGCCATAGTCTGTATTATATGTGAAACTCGGTGCTAGGTCAACCTAACAGGTTAGCAAAGGTTATGTGTTGTTCCAAATTGGTCAGTAGGGCTTTTAACTGGTCCAGCAGTTCGCTATAGCGTGTGGTAACTCGTTTGAGTCTACGGCATTCCACACTTTCCATATCAGCTTTGACAATTACTACATCAATGGCTTTTACCATTTTGAGCAGATCGCGTCGAGCTACTTTGTTTTTTACTGTGGCAATGGCTTTTTCAGCACAATCCAAGCGTTGATATAATTCATCCATAATCATAATTATACACGATTAGGATTTATAGGTCAATAAAACCCATAAATACAACACTATGCCACGTTTGAGCCTTTACCGCCCCAATAGAACCAACGACTATCAGTTTTTGGATCGCACTATTTCTGAAATGTATACCGTGGGCGGCTTGGATATTTACGTTCACAAATACCTGGGTCCGCAAGGTGCCGGCACCGACAACGGCAACAACGATGCTACCATACCCAATTATGCCACAACTGATCCGCTACACATTGAAGACCTGTTGTTGCTGGAAAATAGAGACCGTGTGTATGCTCCTGATGTGTATGTCATGCGTGGAGTGTATCGCACACAGGACATAGATTTTGATCTTACACAGTTTGGCTTGTTTTTGAACGGCGATACCTTGTTTGTGACCTTTCACTACAACAACATGATCGACACGTTTGGTCGCAAGCTCATGTCGGGCGATGTGATTGAAGTGCCCAATCTCAAAGATTACAATCCCTTGGATACTACCTTGGTCAAGGCCTTGCCTAGATACTATGTGATCCAAGATGCCAACTATGCTTCAGAAGGCTTTAGTGTTACCTGGTTGCCACACTTGTGGCGTATCAAGGCCACACCCATGGTCAATGCTCAAGAATACAGTCAGATCATCAATCAACCATTCATGCCAGAAAATATTTGGGATCCTGGCAACTTTTATCCCAATGGTTCAGTGGTCAACAATGGCGGCACTTACTATACTTCCAACGGCAACGTGCCAGCTGGCACACCAATTGATGCGATTAATCCTTCTACCGGATTACCTTACTGGACAGCAACCACACCCAATACTGTAGGCGACAAGATGAGCACCAGACCCAAAGATCTGGCCATCAACGATGCCTTGCTTACACAGGCCTATCAAGACGTGCCGGTATCGGGCTATGACAATGTAAAGTTTTATATCTTGCCCACAGGATCAACCGGTGAGCCGGGCAGTTATGGTCTGACTTCAACTTCAGAAGGGCCTACCAGTTCTGGCGACGAATCTGGTCTAGACATCACACCAGATGGATTTGGCTATGTGCAGGGTTATCTAACCGGTGACACTCATGCGCCCAACGGCCTTCCGGTCACACCCGGTGTGCAATTTCCACCGCATCCAGCTTCAGGTGATTACTGCTTGAGACTGGACTATTTCCCTAATCGCCTGTTCCGTTACAACGGCAAGGCCTGGCTGGCCATAAGCGACAATGTCAGAACCGATTTGGACTATGCGACTCAAGCTCTTACCCAGCGAGCCAGTTTTGTCAACAATACCTATACCGTGCCTACCACAGATGTTGGCAACATACCTAGTCGTCAGAGTCTCAGCAAGATTTTGGAAATACAGCCTGACAACGGTGATCAAGGTGGCAATATTACACCACCCAACCCAAGACCCCCAGGACGATAATGGCACAATATTTTTATGACGAACAGCTACGTCGATTTTTACTACAGTTTGCTAGAATCTTCAGTAATTTTGATGTAGAATATGGCACCAACGAAGCTGGACAAGGCCCAGGTAGCACAACAGACACCTTGGTGCGTGTGCCAATTCGCTATGGTGATGCCAGTCGTCAAGCACAAACTATTCTGCAAAACAATTCGGCCAACGACATGCCATCTACTCCTTTGATGACATTTTATATTACGGATTTAAAATATGATCGTCCTCGTATGCAGGAACCGTATTTTGTGGACAATATTTCTGTGCGTCAGCGCACCTACGATCCTGACACAGGAACTTATGAAACCACACAGGGCAATGCATTTACCATTGAACGTGTCATGCCAGTGCCCTACGAAATGACCATAAATTTAGATATCTGGACCAGTAATACCAATCAAAAAATGCAGTTGTTGGAACAGATCCTGACTCTGTTCAATCCTGCTTTAGAGATACAAAGCACTGACAACTATATTGATTGGACCAGTTTGACTGTGTTGAATCTCAAAGATGTGCGTTGGTCAAGTAGAGTTATTCCAATTAATCAAGATAATCCAATTGATATTGCTACCCTGTCATTTACCTTGCCCATGTGGATCACCCCTCCTGCCAAGGTCAAGAAGTTGGGTGTGGTTGAACGTATCATTGCCAGTGTGTATGATGCACAAGGTGATTTGAACAATGCCTTGACCAACAGCGATCTACTATTAGGAACCAGACAAAAATTTACACCATACGGTTATCAAGTGTTGTTGATTGACAACAAGTTGCAGGCTCTACGACAACAACAGGTGGTAGATGAATCTAATATCAGTTTGATTCCTCCAGATAGCCCTGACAGTAATCTAATGTGGCACAGCATAGTCAACATGTATGGCGCCGGTAATCTGCGTCCGGGTATTAGCTACGTGACTTTGGAACAGCCCGACGGCACTGATGTAATGGGCTATGTGACCTTTGATCCAACTGATGATCGATTCTTGTTGTTTTCGGCCAATACCGGCACTGTTCCGGCCAATACCTTGGCACCAGTCAATGCTGTGATAGATCCGTTACTGAGCGGTCCTGGAAATGGGTTGCCTGCGGCAGCAGCAAATCAACGCTATCTATTGACCCAAGACACAGGAAGTTTTACTAATCCTGATGCAGATAATCCCGATGCCTGGACAGGAACTGGGGGACAACCATTGGTGGCCCGTGCCAATGACATCATACAGTATCAGGGCGGACGCTGGGTAGTTTCTTTTGACAGCACGTCAAGTCCAGATAATATACAGTATGTCACCAACATCACTACAGAATTACAGTATCGCTGGACTGGTTCTACATGGGTCAAATCATATCAAGGTCTTTATCCGGGGGGCTCGTGGAGTCTAGTATTGTAAAAGCTGTTGGCGTTTGGTTCTATGCGGTTGATACACAACGCTATCTGTATCTCATGAGAAACGATCCCAAACACCCAGGGTCATGGGGCCTGCCAGGCGGTCGTGTGGAATCTGGAGAAACCTTATTGTCAGCCATGCATCGCGAGTGTGAAGAAGAAATGGGATCTGTTCCAGACTACATACGCATGATTCCCCTGGAAAAATTTACCACAGTAGATTCAGGCTTTGAGTATCATACTTTTTTCTGCACAGTGACCACAGAGTTCCGGCCCAAGCTCAACGATGAACACACTGGCTATGCCTGGATTGATTCTGGCATATGGCCTAGACCCATGCATCCAGGCCTTTGGTCAACTGTGAACTTTGATGCGGTTCAAAGCAAAATACTTACTATTGAATCCAGTTTGAAACTGACCAATTGATCTATTGCGATATATCGCAGTAGCTGATCCAGTCTTGATAGTTTATGGTTCTCACATTGGCGC